GTATGTTGTTTGGTTTTCAAGCGGCAACCATTCCAACACACCATGAACAACACGTGCCACACATATGGTTTTACGTTCAATCATAATATCCCCTTAGTACTTTTTAACAGCTTCGACAATGGCCACTGTATCGTTGTGCGTGTAGCATTTTAGACAGTCCATACACTTTTGACCAGTGCAGTTTTGTCTATCGGTATGCTCAGTCACCAATACATTGTTAAACGTCTTATCAAAATGCCTAGGCGCTTGATCTAGTATTGTCCCAATCTTGCTATTCGAAAACACTAATATCATGTTGCTAGGTTTAGGGATAACGTCTAAAACTTTATTAACAATATCCTTACGCTTAGTCCATAGCGTGATTGTCGTTTGTGGATTTGCTCTAGCTATACGCAATAGGTTTTCTAAGTGCAGCGTATTGATTAGTTCGCCGTGGGCATCTAGTCTAAAATAGGCATCATTAAGGCGGGGTATATCCTCACCACTTATAACCCTGGTTGACAAGGCCACGCTGTTGCGCTCAAGCGCTGGTGCCATGTTTTTGCGGTATGTGTTAAGCATTGTGTGGCTGTAACATTTAGTGCAAATGTTATCCGCTTTACCGCTTGCGTTTTGCTTGATACAGAACGGGTTCGTTGTTGTATTGGTACTGATAGCGCGTAACCCGTCTAGTTTGCCCGTCATTACACTGATATGGATAGTCTTAAATTGTTTCATGGTTAACCCCTTGGTTGTTGTTGATGGTTTGATGATAGGGGCTATTAAACCCCTTATCAATAGGTATTTACCCTAGTTTTGCTTTAAAAGCTTGGAGCGCTTGTTTTGCTTTGCTTGATCTAGCGCTACGAATAAGGGTATCAATCATGCGCTTTGCTTGTTCATTGTTGCCACTGTTAATGTGTGGTTGTATTAGTGTGTTGATAATGTGCTGCTGTTGCTTGTTCATGGTTAACCCCTTAGGTTTTGGTTGTTGACGTGTCAATGATAACATCCCCTAACGTTTTGTCCAATTGTATTTATATATGGTGTGCAGCATATTGATAGGTTTTGTATATGGTTGTTTGTGGTGGTTGTGGTGACTGTATAGCGTACCGCATAGACACACTCATGCAAGAATCGTGCCAGGTCTGTATAGTTTAATTAGGGACAGATTACAACCCTATGCAAGAATCGTGCCAAGTCTAATTAGGGACAGATTAGAGACAGGGGCGGGGGAGGGGTTGTGATGATGACAAATAAAGCTGTACCCGCCTAGATACAAAATAAGGCTAAATTGGAACGCTACTACTATATAGTCTATAACACCTAAACAACTGATTCTAAAAGAAATTAACCAGCCCTCAAAGATTTAATTAGGGACAGAGTAAAGGAATTGTCGTCTGTCGAGGTCGATTGCGACAGAACAGCAAACTAGCGCTTCAAGCGTGGTTAAAAATAAATCTAAAAAAGTGAAGAAAACACTTGACAAAATTGAAAAAGTATGCTATAATACGCACTATATAGGGTATAACGTTAAGGAGGTTTGATCTTAGTCTGCTTGAGGTTTATAGTTTATATAGTTATATAGGAACGCTTGAGTACTTACTATATAAACCTATATAGATGGAGTCAAGCGGCCTTTTAGAGTACTATATAGTGTAAGGAACCAATTATGGATAACCCTGTGAGTCAAGCGACCCCTTCAGGAAAAAAACGAGGAAGACCCTCAAAGGCATCATTAGCGCAAGCCCGTAAGCAACCTGTTGGGCGCCCTAAAGGTGATGCAAACGCAATTGAAGAGTTTAAGGCAAGGCTAATGAATAGCCCCAAGAGCCGTAAGGTGTTAGACTCCATTTTGGATGCAGCATTAGATGATGAACATAAAAACCAAGCAGCAGCGTGGAAACTGTTGGTCGATAGAATGCTTCCTATGTCCTACTTTGATAAGGACAAAGGTGGTAGCAGTCGCCCTTCTGTTAACATCACCATCAGTGGGGTTGGGGAGTCAGTCACAATCGCTGATGACGGTGACAATACTATCGATGCCGAGGATATATATGAGAAATAATCTACTAGAGCTAATTAAAGAAAAAGAATCATACGGTGGTAATTACAACATACTTGCCCGTGATAAACCCGATAGTGATAGAAAGCTAACTAACATGACCTTGAGGGAGTTAGTGGCCTATCAAAAAAGAAACAACGATAAGGCCGCTGGAGCCTATCAGTTTAAACCAGATACAATCCGCATGTTAATGAAGAACATGGGGTTAAAAAACACAGATAAGTTTACACCCGAACTACAAGAGAGGATGGGTAACAAGCTATTAGATTACAGGGGTTATGGCGCTTATGAGCGTGGAGAGATACCACCTGAAGAGTTTGCTCGTAACATAGCGCAAGAGTGGGCTTCCTTCCCTGTTATAGCCAATGAGCAATATGTTAATCCCGTAGGTGGAGCACAGCGTAACTTACAAGAGGGACGCAGCTACTACAAAGGTAAGGGGACTAACAAATCTTTGTTCTCTCCTAAAGAGTATGAAGATTACAAGTTTTTGATTCAAGATAACTCTTTGTATGTTGACCCCGCTTTATACGGAACGGCTGTGGAAGAGCCAATGGTTGAAGAACCAGTTTCCCTTGAGCCAGATAAAGAGTTAAACTTTTTTGAGAAGTTATTCCGATGATACCAGTTATAACATCATTACTCTCCCTAGGGGGCACGTGGCTGGAGGGAAAGCAGAAGCAAACTGAGGCCACCCTAGAAGCCAAGTTAGTCGAGATTAAGGCTGACTCAGATATTAAAAAGGCTAAGGCCATTGCCATCACCAAGATGGCTCAAGAAGGTCAGGCTCAGAACTACGATCTCGACCGCCTAGCGATGGAACAGATGACTAAGAGCTGGAAGGATGAACTTCTACTCATTGTCTTTCTAACACCCATGCTTATGGCCTTTATACCCGGTTTAGAGGAATACTCCCTAGCAGGGTTCACTGTTATCGCCCAGATGCCTGAATGGTATCGCTATATCATTATCGGCATGGTAGTGGTTATTTATGGACTCCGGGGTCTCCTCGAAAAAGTACTAGAAAAGAAATTTAAATGAAACTAAGTAAAAACTTTAGCCTCCAAGAGTTAACTAAAAGTGATACGGCAATTCGCAAGAGCATTGACAACACACCAAACAATGAGGTGTTAAGCAACTTAACCACCCTATGCGACATGGTGCTACAGAAGGTTAGGAACTCACATGGGGCGGTTACCGTCACCAGTGGTTACCGTTCCCCTGAGTTAAACAGGGCGATTGGTGGGAGTACCACAAGCGACCACTGTAAGGGTTGTGCGGCTGACTTTGAGGTTCCAGGTTTGGACAATAAGCAGTTAGCCAAGTGGATTATTGATAACCTTACTTTCAAACAACTAATCCTAGAGTTTTATGAAGATGGTCAGCCGAACTCGGGTTGGGTTCACTGTTCATTCGAAGAGGGTGAGAATAACAACCAAGTGCTCCGCGCTGTCAAGGAAGGTAAAAAGACCGTTTACCTAACAGGCATTGAGTGATTTAAAGATTGAGCTGTTACCGTGGCAGAAGACGGTATGGGCTGACGAGACTCGTTTCCATGTGGTAGCGGCTGGTCGGCGTACAGGTAAGAGTCGTTTGGCGGCTTACCGATTAATAGTTGAAGCGCTACAAAGCGAGAGAGGTCATGTATTCTATGTTGCTCCTACGCAAGGTCAAGCTCGTGACATCATGTGGCAAGTCCTGCTTGAGGTTGGTCACTCTGTCATTACAGGTAGCCATATTAACAACTTGCAGATTAAGCTTATCAATGGGGCAACTATTAGTCTCAAAGGTGCTGATCGGCCTGAAACGATGCGGGGTGTTTCGCTAAAGTTTCTGGTACTTGATGAGTATGCAGATATGAAGCCAGCGGTGTGGGAGCAAATCCTTCGACCTGCACTGGCTGACTTGAAGGGACGTGCCATGTTTATTGGGACGCCTATGGGTCGTAACCACTTCTATGATTTATACCAATACGGGTTCAAAGGAACCGATGACACCTTCAAATCTTTCCACTTTACTTCGTTCGACAACCCGCTACTTGACCCTAAAGAGATTGAGGCAGCTAAGAAAAGCATGTCCTCATTTGCATTCCGGCAGGAGTTTATGGCATCT